TCTTCAACCAGACGGTCTGGTGTTAAAGTTACCAATTCGTCGTGAACGGTAAGTATAAGTTTAGCCTCTTTAGGGATTAAGCTGTGGGCTCGAATCATGGCTAATTTAATGATGTCGGCGGCCGAACCTTGAATCTTGGTATTAAAAGCCTGACGTTCTGCGCCAGACTTATCCATCTTATCTGAGGAGTTAATCTCAGGTAAGTACCGGCGTCTACCGAGGATGGTTGTTACGTATGGAACAGGCTTCTCTTTATTACCTTGTTTTCTGGTTGAAACTAAAACCTTAATTCGGTAAGAGTTAATAGACGGGAATCGTGCGGAAAACCGGTCTAAAAGATCCCTAGCCTCTTGCTTGGTACAACCAATTGAACGAGCAATTTTCTCTGGGCCTACGCCATAAGACATTGCTAGAACTAATACTTTTCCAGCCTTGCGGTCAACACCCATCTCATTACCTACGGTTGTGTAAATATCTCCACCGTTTTTGTAGTTTTCTACCATAATTGGGTCTTTTGAAAACGAAGCAATAACTCTGGGTTCAATCTGCGAGTAATCGGCTACAACAAATTTGTATCCTTCTGGGGCTTTAAAGAGGTTGCGAATTGCTTTACCGTGTGCCGTGTGTGGCGCTGGTACGTTTTGTAAGTTTGGGTTACGACTTGAGAATCGCCCTGTTTCTGCGCCATGCTGTATAAAATCACAATGGATTCTATTGTTAATGAGTAAACTGTCTTTTGTTTCAACTCGCACCTTCCCTGCTGTAATACGTGTGACTTCTCCACCTAAGTATGGAACAACGTATGTAGTGTGTAATTTATTTAAATCAGCGTAGGTTAATAAAGCGTCAACTAAAGGATCTTGTCCTCTGTAGGCTTCAAGCGCTTCTGCTGAAACTGAGTCTCCGCCTTTTGCTGTAATAATCTTTGGCTTGAGGCCACGACCGCCTTCGGACTTAGGACCATACAAAATTACTTGCTTATCAACGTTTGAGTTAATATTGAACTGTTGCCCTGCTACCTTAAAAATCTCAGCCTTTGCTGTTTCAATGTCAATCTTTAATTTAGCATCTAAAACGGTTAAAGCATCCATATCAATAGGTGCGCCGGTTAGTTTCATGTCGCAAAGAACTTTAAGAACATCCATCTCAAGCTTCATTACGCCAGTTACTTGGTTCTCCTCTAGCTTCTTTACAAGGATCTTCCATAGTAAAAACGTGTACTTAGCATCTAAATAAGCGTACTTAGCCACCTCGTCAAAAGAGTAAATTTCTACTTGAGCGCCTACGCCCTTTTCCATTTGAAAACCGATTTCACGCTTTAAGCAATCGGCAAGTCCACATCTGTTTTTATTACGGTTGTCGTATAAAAACGAGGCAATCATCGTGTCAAAGTAAGGACCTACGGGAAATACTCCCCCGTAGTACTTTGCTACTGAAGTTAAATCGAATACTAAGTTGTGGCCAATTTTTAAAATACTGTCATTAAACATAAGAGGTTTAAGGGAAGAAAAAACCTCTGCTGGAAATAACTGTGTTGGGGGGTCTGTAAAAACTTTTGTTGCTTTTCTGGCATCTCTTGAATAATCGCTTGGTCGTGCCGGTAATCCCTGCTCTACTCGTTTTTCACCTTGACCAGTAAGTGGGTAAACAACCTCTACTAAATCACCATTAGGGTGACCCATAGGAATAACATCACACCTACCATGGGTAGAAAAAGTAATCCAAAGAACCTCGTTAACAGGAGTATCGCCTCTGCGGTCTCCGACCGTTTCAACGTCAAAAGCAAATGCATCTTGTCCAAGGTAGTACGCAACCATCTCATCTAATTGATCATTATTAGTAATTATGTTCATAAGTATCCCCCAAAGCCTAGAGGCGCTAGGGGGATTAATCTAGCGCCTCCAGACATCTATTGGTTAGAGCAGGCTATCTGCAATTTCAACAAGCGCGGCGTGATTGTCCTCACGAATAGCTGAACGCTCAAATGGTTTGAAATTAGCAATTGCTGCTTCTGCTTCGGCTTCGACAATTCCCCAATCCTCTTGGAGATCTCGCGCCTTTACTGACATCAAGTTGTATACAGTTTGCTGCTTAATTCCCGTGCGACTAATCGCCCAATAGTTCTTTGTTAAAGGACCTTGTGGCGAAAACTCTCCCGCATGCAATGTTTTATACAAACGTGGTGTAGCAATAAGCATCTGACGTTGGTATGGCTTATTAGTCAGATTGATAATGGAAAAAGCACGCTTAATCTCTGGCTTATCGTTTAACTTTAAGCAAAGCGGGCATGTGTCACCGAGGCATACGTAAGAACGTCGGCCTTCGGTCTTTTCCTTTAGGAAGTGTTGACGATAGTTAGCAAATGGACCAGCAATATCGATAAAACGTACTAACTGGAATGTTTCAGAATGCTTGAATTCAGTTGGAAATTCTGTCTGAACTGGTACAAGTTGTTCTGCAGCTTCCCAACCCGACTGGATTGAGGTGCTTGTTGATGTTGTTTGAATTGGACGATCTTCTACTGAGAAAGATTCGTCTTCTACTGTGCCGTATGTCGATGCATCCGGTGCTGTTTGATTTACGCCCATGGGCGGTTTTCTCCTTTTCGCAGTTATGTGCAGTTAGTTAAGCAGTTTCCTCAGCTAGGGATTGTTCCCAAGCTTTGGCTATTTCTTCAGTGACCTCTCGGTACTTAGACCAGTCTATACGCTTCACGTGCAAAACGCCAAACTTAGTAAAAGTGTTAATCGCGGATTCGATCATTGAGCGGCTATATAAGCGCCTACCTTGTCGTTCTTTTCCTAACTTATCCGTTTTAGTGGGTAAGCGGTAAGGCGATGTTGGTAAGTGCCCTTCGTTCATCCATAGTTTTAGTGTTACCACTGGGCGGTCTAGCGCTTTTGCTAAAGCCCCTATAGTGAACAAATCTATTTCTTGTCCATTAGGAAGTGTTGTAGGTCTTGGGTGTGAATCCCAAAATACCTCTTTAACTTCGTTTACAACTGGTTCACGACGTTTGCGTTTACTATTTGGATAATATAAATCACCAAACGTCTGATCAATAAAATCTTCTGTCATAGTACGAACGCGTATGAAACCTTTGCTGGGAACATTGAATCAATGTCTTCCTCTGAAAGTTGTCCCTTATAAAACGCAGCCATAATTGCGTCTTCGCTAACGGTTGGGATCATAATGATGCAGTCTTCTTTGATGCCACGTTCTGCAAGCAACGTGTCTGCAACATCCATGTTAAGTGTTTTTGAAACACGACGTTGGTTTGTTACCTTCAGGTCTTCGTCGAGTTCTAGTGTGATGTGCCCACGGCCATCGGTCTCACCAAGTTCTTGAACCGCTTGGTTTAAACGCTCTTTGATTTCTTTTTGGCGTTCTTCTAAAAACTTAATTTGCTTCTTAAGTTCTAGGTATTGCTTAGCTTCATTTGTAAGCTGTTTGATGTCTGACATTTGTATCCCCTTTTCTTGGTTGGAATCTATACCATACCTGGGGGTACTGACAAATCTGGGAAGCCACGCCTTACTCGGCGGTTTTGTACTCCTCAAGCGCCTTAATTATGACGCTGGTCACGGTTACGCCCTCTTTGGCAGCCTTGCGTTGAACGGCAAGCCATAGGTCGTCTGCCACTCGAATTGTCCGAGTTGGGGTTTTTGGTGCATTAGGCATCCGTCTAGTTTACACGGAGCGGTTAAGCAAAAACTGGTTCAAACTGGACAAACTAAAGTCAATCCCGCCCTCTGTGTTTATACCTTCACCGTCAATTACAGCGCTTGCTACGGCATTTTTATGCTGAAGCATCTCATGCTGTCTTACCTCTATTGACCCATCCATTAAAAAGTCTTGAATAACAATGCTGGGCCATTTTGAGGACGCACGCATTATTCGTCCGTTGCGTTGGGTTGCCCCTCCTGATGACCACGGAAGGTCGTAGTTGACAAGGAGGTTAGCCGCCGGAAGATCGACACCATACCCGCCAGCATCGGAAGAAACAAGAACACGAACATTAGGATCAGTGTTAAGAGCAATTTTATTCTCCTCTTTAGTCTTAGCGTCCAACCGCCCGGTGTAGGTTTTTGTACCGTACGTGGCGAGCGCTTCTGCAATCTTGTCTGTCATATCAACATAGGTTGCAAAAATAACTACTTTATTTTCATCAGATTGATCTAAAAAGTCTTTAACGTATTGTACCAAAGCGGTTAATTTTGCAGATTGTTCGATGCCCTCAAGGTATCCAGATTCTACTAATTCATTAGCGTAAGAAGAACCTTCTCCGTTAGAAGTTAAATATTTTTTAGCGCTTGTCCGTAGTAAGTCTGGGTGGGAACACAACATTTTAAGAGCACCAACTTTTGACATAATTTTTCCACGCCACTCATTTTCTTCAAAGTTACCTTTGTTGTTTTGTACCCCGTAATGTGAAAAAATATTAAAGTTACTGCCAAACAAAGCGGTTGCTTCAGCTAAATCGGCTAAAAGGTCTTTTCTAATTCTGTCGTATAACTTGGCACTTCGTCTATCGAACGTGATGAAAAGCGGCTCACTATGGATGGAATCTGGTAGGTGAGGCGCAACATCTGAATCTTTTTGCGATTTTCTAACACTTGCTTCTTTAAGTCTCTCATGAAGAGTAGGCAAATTGCGATAACGCTGGACTCCACCCCAATTATTACGAACAATAAAAGCTTTATCAAATATATCAAACCTTCCTAGTACGGAGTCATCAACAAATTGCATAATGCTAAAGACTTCTTCTGGTTTCCCATTCTCTATGGGTGTTCCCGTTAATGCAAATTTGAACGGGGCGTTAGCCATTCGTTTAACGGCTTTAGATCTTTTTGATTTAAACGACTTAATAGCAGTCGCTTCGTCAATTACTATAAATCCTCGTGGTAATTTCTTGACGGCATCCCAGTCGTTAACAATTTGCTCATAGTTAAGGATAACGTAATCAATTTTTGTTTCACGCCAGTTGTAGGCCTGAGCGTACTGCTCTGCTCTCTGATTCTTGGTTCCATCAATAACCAAAGCTTGTGAAGTTCCATTAGTAAATTTCTCAATCTGATTAGCCCACTGGTACTTAAGTGAAGACAGACAGATTACCAAACCGGGCTCTTTTATATCGCCTTTATCCATAAGGTCTTCGACGGCAGCAATA